CGTCTACGACGAACAGCTACGAGGAATACAAGAGGCGACGACAGGCAGAACAGCGGAAGTAGAGCCAGTCACCCACCGAAGGCCCGAAAGGGCCTTTTTGTTTGGACTGGATAGGAAATGGCAAACACTTTGCTCACTATCAGCGACATCACGAATGAGTCGCTGATGATTCTCGAAAACGAGCTTGTTCTTGCGGACAAGGTCAACCGCGAATACGACGACCGCTTTGGTGTGGACGGCGCGAAGATCGGTTACACGATCAACGTGCGTCTGCCTGCGCGCTTTCAAGGCGCGGCAGGCCCTGCGCTGAACGTCGAAGACTTCGTGGAAAACAGCCGAGCGGTCACGCTCACCAACCAATTCCACGTTGACACGCAGTTCATCACCTCTGACCTGCTGCTGTCGATGGACATGTTCTCCAAGCGTGTCCTTAAACCCAAGATCGCGACCATTGCGAACCGCGTGGATAACGATCTGGCGAACTTCATGCGCTGGAACACCGCTGCATCGGTAGGTACGGCAGGCACGGCTCCGACGACCCTTGCTCCGTTCCTCAGCGCAGGCGCGATTCTCGATACCGAGGCGGTTCCCCGTGACGGTGATCGCTGCATGGTGCTGTCGCCCTTCACGCAAGCGTCGATGGTCGGCTCCCTCACCGGCCTGTTCAACCCGCAAATCGCGATCTCTGAACAGTACAAGAAGGGTCTCATGTCTCGTCAGACGGTCGGCTTCGACTGGTACATGGACCAGAACATCAGTTCGCAGACGAACAAGGCTGTCGCTGGTTCGCCGAAGTTCACCACGACGGGCACCTCGTCTGCACTGAAGACCTCGGGTTGGGCGGACACTGGCACCCTGCAAACCACGGGCTGGACCGCCTCCACGGCCATCCTGAACGTGGGCGACGTGTTCACCATCGCCAACGTGTTCATGGTGAACCCGCAGGCTCGCCAGGCCACGGGCCAGCTTCGCTACTTCGTAGTGATGCCTGCTTCTGGAACTCCTTCGGCTGGCACGTTCGCGGCTACGACCGACATCTTCGGCAACGTCAACGGTGGCACGTACACCTCGGATGGTTCGGGTAACTGCCAGATCACCATCGCTGAATGTGTGATCTCCGCTGGCCAGTTCCAGAACGTGTCTGCAGCTCCTGCGAACAACGCGACGATCACGCTGTACTCCACGACCGCCCAAACCTCTCCTCAAGGTCTGGCCTTCCACAAGGACGCCTACACCCTGGTGTCGGCCGATCTTCCGCTCCCGGGCGGTGTGGACATGGCGGCTCGCGCTTCTCACAAGGACGTGGGCTTCTCGATGCGTGTTGTTCGTCAGTACACGATCAACAACGACGCACTCCCCACCCGTATCGATGTGCTATACGGCATGGCACCGCTGTATCGCAGCTTCGCTTGCCGCGTGCACGGCTGATGAACTCAAGGGGCTTCGGCCCCTTTCTCTTTGAAAGGAACACATCATGTCTTCTACGAATCCCGGGCCGGCAACTACGACCCAAAACCAGCAAGTCGCTGCGACCGGCAACCTGTCGAACGAGTGGATTCTTCTGCTCACGCCGGGCCTGACCACGACCATCCCTGCAAACAGCTCGGCGGAGATTTCCATCACTGTCACGGGCCTGCTGCTGAATGACTTCATCGAAGTCAACAAACTGAACCACGTCGCCGGTCTGAGCGTGGGCAATGCCCGCGTTTCGTCCGCCAACACTCTGGCTATCCAGATGGTGAACAGCACGGCGGCGGGCATTGCGCTGCAGGCATCCGATCAGTATCTGGTCAGTGTGGAACGTCCGATGGCGCAGTACGTCACCAACGGACTGCCCACCTCGATCCCGACCTGATCGGAATCGCTTCAACTCAAGGCCCCTTCGGGGGCCTTTTTCTTTTCTATCCCCTAGGCCCATGTCAAACGATCAAACCACCAAGACGGCCCGCGATCTCATCACGGGAGCCCTGCGGAAGATCGGGCAGTATGAGCCTGGGGAAAGTCTTGATCCCAATGACGCGCAGGATGCTCTCGACACCCTCAATGGGATGCTCGACCTGTGGAGCAATCAACGTCTGGCTGTCTACAACCAGATCGAGACGGTGCAGAACCTCACATCGGGTCAGGCGTCATACACCATTGGATCAGGTGGGTACTTCAACATCGAGCGTCCCTATCGCATCGCGAAGTGCTATTCCCGTCTGACGACCTCCAACAGCAACGTTGATTTCCCATGCGACGTGATGACGCTGGAGAAATATGGGGACATCGGCCTGAAGAACCAGCCCGGCCCGTGGCCCAAGGAGCTTTACTACAACAGCGGATGGCCGCAAGGAACGCTCATTGTCTGGCCTGTTCCGTCGTCCAACGTCGAGTTCCACCTGTGGACTGATCAGGTGTTTTCAGCGGCGGACCTATCCACCACGATTGCACTGCCTCGCGGCTATTTCCTCGGTTTGCAGTACAGCCTCGCCGAACTCCTGTGCTCGGAATATGGACTTCCTGTCCCTCCGGACATCAAGCGGTTTGCCGGGCAGTTCGTGAGCGTCCTCAAGGACCAGAACGCGACACCACAGGCAGAAGTACCGCTTGAGCCCACACTGCTTTCGGGCGGGAACAGCAACGACGCCGGCTGGATTCTTCACGGAGGCTTCCGCTAATGCCGCAGTGGAACTTCGTCGGGTCTGCGTATAAAGCAGCCAACCCATACCAAGACGATCAGCACTGCATCAATTGGTTTGTGGAGGTGGACCCGAACGAACCGAACGACAAAGGAGCGGGGGAAGCAAAGACGGTCCTTGGATTGCTCGGAACTCCTGGCCTTCAGTCCTTGAATTCCTCATACAGCGGTGAATATCGTGGCGGCTGGGTTCTCCCCGGAGGGATGACTGCCCTGTTGGTCGTCGGCTCGTCTGCGATCCTCGCGACGTTCGCAGGCAATCCCGCGAATACCCCCGTATTCACCTTCTCGACGGTTGGAACTCTCGCCACATCGAGCGGACGGGTGAACATTCGTGACAACGGCGCAGGAAAGATCGCAGTTTTCGTGGATGGAACGACCAACCTGTACGCCTACAACGTGGGGACGGGGGTGTTTGCGACCGTTTCCGATCCCGCATTCCTTGGTGCGACCAACGTCGCCGAGTTCGATGGGTGGTTCTTCTTCAACCAACCCGGCACACAGAAGTTCTTTTCCTCGCCGAACTACTGGAACGGGACGGCGGCGTTCGATGCGACGTACTTTGCACTGAAAGACAACGCCCCCGATAACCTGGTGACGTTGATCGAGACGAACCGCGAACTCTGGTTGATTGGAGAAGCAACGACAGAGCCTTGGTACAACGCAGGTAACGCAACTTTCCCTCTGTCTCGCATCGAAGGAGCCATGCAGCAGATCGGCTGTGCGGCAGCTCAGTCCGTGGTGAGGACCGGGAAAGGGTTGATCTGGCTTGCCCGGTCTGAGAGAGGCGGTAACTCCGTCATCATGACCCAGGGATACGCCTATAACGTGATCTCCACACCTGCGGTTTCTTGGGCGCTGAATCAATACCAAACTGTTTCCGATGCAATCGGGTACATCTACACGGAAGAGGGGCATGAGTTCTATGTGCTGATCCTTCCGGCAGCAGATGCGACATGGGTCTATGACCTGACAACGGGTGAATGGCATCGCAGGGCATCGTTCAGCTCCGGGACGTTCCATCGCCAGAAGATCAACGGGCTTATTGATGTGTCCGGCGTGAAGATCGGCGGGGACTATACCAACGGCAAGATTTACTGGCAGTCCCGTACCTTGTACGCAGATGACGACCAACCCTTGGTAGCGGTGCGCCGCGCTTCCCATGTGTGGGACAAGGCCGATAGGGCTCGTGTCATTCATTCTTCCCTGCAAATCGAGTTTCGCTCTGGTGCTGGATTGACGACCGGGCAAGGAAGCGACCCCCAAGCCATGCTGCGCTGGAAGAACGAAAACGGCCAGTGGGGCAATGAGCATTGGGCGGCGATAGGGCAGATCGGCGAGACGGGTAGACGCACGATCTGGAGACGACTTGGTCGGGCTCGTGATCGGGTCTATGAGGTTCGAGTCTCCGATCCCGTCAATCGGGACGTAGTGGGCGCTTCGTTGAAAGCAGGGGCGACCACAGCATGATTGCATATCCGCAAGACGCGCCCATCAGCGGCACCGAAAGTCGCTTTTCTAAATCCTGGCAGAGGTTCTTGCTTGCGCTGAGAAACCAAGTCGGGGATTCGACGCCGTTCACTCCAGTCGTATCTTCGAAGACGGGAGCTTTGAGTTCGGCGAGCGCAACATCGATCTATCAGAAGATCGGAGATCAAGTCTGCTGGTCGGTGTCAGTAAACATTACTAACAACGGAACCGGTTCAAACGCAATCGTTGTCACGCTTCCGATCACCACATACGGGATCATCAATGGATGTGGGGTTCACACGAATTCGGGGCTCATGCTTCTATGTCAGGACTCGTTCCCAAGACCTGTAGGGGCTCCGGCGACTGCTATTGCTATCTACAGGTATGACGGCTCCTACCCTCTAGGAACAGATACATCAGGTGTGCTGCATCTGCATGTGGTCTACCAAATCACATCAACAGTCATGAACTGACCATGGCACTCACACCAGAACAACTCGCTCAGCTGCAGCAGTATTGGAAGTCGGCGCAAACCAATCCTTCCCTCGCGCAGCAGCCAACCACGATTGGCGGGTTGACCTATGGGACGATGGGCATCACGGATACCGGAGAAGGCGGGGGGAATGCGTACACTCCTCAAACCCTGATCCAGTATGACCCCGGAAACATCGCTACACCTGGATCGGCGTACAGCGTCATTGACCCTTCGTCAGGGAATGTGGCTTATGTAGATCGTACGCAGAACGGTGGCTCCTTCAGCGATCTCCTGAAAAGCACGGTCAATGACCTGAAGACCCCAGCGGCATTGTTTGCCGCAATGTATGCCGGGGGCCAAGGACTTCAGGCGCTTCTCGGCTCCGAGGCTGCGGCAAGCGGGGCGGCAGCAGCCGGCGCAGGCGGGGCAAGCGGCGGCTCTTTGGCTGGCGATGCGCTCTCAAAAGCTGCCTTGGATGGTACAACGGCCTTTGGAGCGAATTCAGTTCCTGGTGCGTTCAATCTTGCTTCGCTTGGCGGGGGTGCTGGCAACTTCGCGACGGGCTTCACCGACACGGGAACGGCTGGCGGCGCGCTGGATGGTGGTTACGCTGGTTCCGGAGCGCTCACGGGAGCGGGAGGGGCGGTCTTTCCTTCGGCTGCGGGCACAGTTGGAGGGGGTGGCGGGTTTTCACTCAGCGGCCTTCTGAAGAATCCGATGTTGACATCTGGCCTGCTGAATGCGGGAGGGTCACTCATCGGGGCTTTGGCGGCGAACAAGGCTGCAAATACACAAGCCGCAGCGGGGAACAGGGCGCTCGATCTCCAGCGCGATATCTACAACTCCCAAGTAGGACTGGAAGCCCCATTCCGACAGGCTGGTGTCGATTCGTCGCAGAAGCTGGCTTACCTCTTGGGGATCGGAGCGAACAACCCCACTCTCGCAAGTTCGGCCGGTGGGTATGGTTCCATGCTCAAGCCTTTTGGCATGGATGACTTCAAGCTCGATCCCGGGATTCAGTTCCAGATCAAGCAGGGTAACCAAGCTCTCCTGAACTCGCAGGCCGCGCAGAACGGCGCCTTGTCCGGCGCAGCGCTGAAAGCCTTGATCGGGTTCAATCAGGATTATGCGGGTCTGGGCTATCAGTCGGCCTACGACCGCTACATGAACAACAAGCAGTTCCAACTCAATTCACTGTTGGCTCCGACGCAGATTGGCCAGGCTGCAGCCTCGGGAACAGCGGCGAACATCGGAGCGACCGGCAAGAACATGGGCGACACGATCACCGGGATTGGCAATGCTCAAGCAGGCGGAACGGTGGGCACGGCCAACTCTCTGGCAGGTGGGCTAGGGGCCATCGGCAACAGCTACCTCTTGTCCCAATTGCTCGGGAAGAACAATCCGAACATGACTTCGGCCGAACCTTCTTACGCCTGACACTATGCCGCTCGATCCATCCATCCCTCTCGGCGTCAAGGTCCCTGACAGCACGCAGCAGCTTTCTTCGTTGCTCAACGTCGCTGCTGGCGCGCAGAAGGTGCAGGACAACTCCATCTCCCTGCAGGAAAGGCAAGCCCTTCAAGGTGTATTGAGCGATCCGAACAACTACACCACGAACGGTGAGATGGACCTGAAGAAGGCCCAGGCCAACATCATGCGTGTAGCGCCGACGACGGGCATGAAGTACATGCAGTCCATTGCCGAGGCTCATTCGGCGGCGACAGGTGCTGCAAGCGCGCTCGCAAAACTGACCGATGAAGATCGCTCTCGAATCGGGAGTGCGTTGACGGCCCTTCCCGACGACGCAACCCCCGATCTTGTCGGCAAGACCATCGATGCCTTGAACAAGCAGTACGGAAGCCGGATTGATCCGCTCGTGAAGGTGTTCAAGAACGGGTACGGGATCGCTTCGCAGAATGGTCCTGATGCCGCGAAAGAGTTCCGATTGCAATACGCGCGCGGCGTCCTGCCGCAGACGACGCAGCAGCAGATGAACACGCCTGAAGGCGTAGTCGTGTCCAACGGACAAGAGTCCAAGGTCGTGAACGTCAAGCCCGGGGTGGCAGGCATGCCGCAGGGTGCGACGGTTCCTGGAACCCAGGCGACCATGCAAGTCGGTCCTAGTAGTCTGGAGAGCGTCGAGACTGATGCACAGGGAAACAAGTACGTCGTTTCTCGCACGCCCAGCGGAGCCATTGTCGGCACCAGGCCCCTTCAGAGCGCTAGCCCGGCGACTCCCGGGCCGTTCACTCTTCCGCCCGGCGAAACCCCTGAAAGCCTTCGAGACATGCAAGGCCAACGTTCGGCGGCACAAGCAGCAGCGAACAAAGCCCCTGTCATGCACGACATCAACCGCACCATCGTCGCGGAAGCGAACAAGGGATTGACTACTGGAGTTGCCGGACAACTTTTGCAGCGCGTTCGTAGCGCGACCGGATATGTTTCGGATAAAGCGGGAGATGAGAACGCTACTGACTACAACCTGCTTGGGAAGATGCTGGAGCGCTCAGCTCTGGAAGCTGCGCAGTCGATGGGGCCGCACACGAACGCCGGGTTGGAAGCGGCGGTACGAGCCAACGGCTCTCTCGACTACACGCCTCAAGCCATCAAAAAGATCGCGTACTTGAACGACGCCATCGTGTCTGGGATGGAGATGTATCGAAACGGTCTGGAAAAGGCCATCGGTGACAACGGAAATAACGTGTTTGCCAAGCGGTCTTTTGATCAGGAGTGGTCCAAGGTGGCAACCCCTCAAGTCCTGCGACTCAAGAATGCCGTGGACAATGGAAATCGGGAGGAGATTTCCAGTATTACGAAAGAGGTTGGCGGCAAGGGCTCAGCCGGCGCGCGCAAACTTCATGAACAGCTCACCCAGCTTCTGAGGCTGTCGGGACAGTGATGGACGCATACGCCGAAGCTCTCGGTCTGACAGATGCGCCGAAGGCGGTAAAGCCTGCGCGTGCGTCTGCTGCGTATGACCCATGGGCGAACCTTCCTCCCGCACAAGCCGGTTCCACGGGGAACTTTGTGGGCAACCCTGATGATGTGATTGCCGGGATCGCCTCTCTTCGTGATCCGCAGGAGAGGGCTAACGCTAAAGCGGCTTTCGAAGCGCAGATGCGCGCGAATGGTGGAAAACTTCCGCCCGCGAAGGACCCATATGCGGAGGCTTTGGGAATTGGCGCCCCTTCGGCTCAGGCAGCCCAGCCTACATCGACACAACTTGCGGTCAAATCGAACACGATCACGAGCCCCGAGGCTGACCTAACTGCACATGCGGTTTCATCGATTGTCGCTCCCATCGGAGCGGGGTTGTCCGGCGGTGCGAAGTTTCTATCGAGTCTTCTCTCGGGCAAGGGGCTGGATGCCTCGGTGAACGCGGGAGCCGATACGGTTCGCAGCACGCAAGACGCGTTGACGTATCGGCCCCGCACTGAGGGCGGTCAAAAGCTCTCGGATGCATTCGACAGCCCCTACAACCCCCTGACTTGGATTCCTCGCGGCGCATCGTATGTCGGCGAGAAGGCGGGGGGCACGCTCACCGATGCGGGCGCTCCCGGTGCGGGCGCGCTCGTGGAAGGGGCCGCGAATGCAGCGCCGATGCTGCTTCCCTTCGCTCCCAAGGGGGTTCGCCTCTTGCGTGATCTCGGCAAGGTCGAGGAACCTGCGGCTCGGATCGATCCGTATCTGGACCAGAAGCCTCGCTATCGACTCGAAAATGGTCAACCCGTGCTTGTGCCGCAGCAGACCCCAACGGCTCAACCGGCCGCCCCTGTAGCGGTGACTCGTCCTGCAGCACAAACGCCCAGGAGCGGGGCTCAACCTACGCAGGAGGCCCCTCCGATCCCGAATACTCCGGAAGCCCTTCAGGCTGTCGCTGAAAAAGCCCCTTCTTCGCTGTTTCCTGAGACGCCCACGACTGCGCCACAGGGCGGCTTTACTCGCGATCAACAGCTCAATCGCGCCAAGATTCTTGAAAGTGTCGGCGTCGATCCGAACAAGCTACGCCGTTCGGCATTGACCGGCGATGGGACTGCGGGGTCTACGGACTTCCAGACTGCCAAACTCGACACACCGGCAGGACGTGAGATGCGCGCGATCATCGAGGGCGAGAAAACCGCGATCACGAACCATGCGGATTCCTTGGTGGCTCAGACGGGCGGCACTCACGGCATCGATCAATCGGCCCTCTACGCCCGTGGTAACACGATCCTCGCTCCTTTGGACGCGTTGAAGCAGTGGTTCGACAACCGGACATCAGCTCTGTACAAAGCAGCAGATGAAAGAGCGCAAGGCGTCCCGACGAACCTGTCGAATTTCTCTTCAGTCCTCAATGATGCTTCGGAGCTGACGAACTCCGATCGCGTTCACCTCCAAGGCGCGGTCAATGCCTACATCAAGAAATTGGGGATGGCATCTGACGATGGATCGATTGCCGGTAACGCACAACAGGCCGAGACGATCCGCAAATACCTCAATGAGCAATGGTCCCCGCAGAACTCTCGTCTTGTCGGGAAGCTGAAAGATGCTCTCGATGAAGACGTGACCTCGGCGGCCGGGTCTGATATCTACTCAGAGGGCCGGCAAATCCGCGCCTTGCGCGGTCAGACCCTGGATAACCCGAACGGGATTGCGAAGCTAATGGACTCCTCCGGTCCGGAAGGTGTCAACCGATCGGTCCCAGTCGAGAAGATCGCCGACTCGCTCACTGGAATGCCGGTGGATCAGTTTTCGCATGTCATCAAGACCTTGCGCGAATCTCCTCCAGAACTTCAATCTCAGTCCCAAGCTGCGCTTAATGAGATCAAGGCGCAATTTGCCAACAAGGTTCACTCGATCGGTTCGTCACAACAGGGTCAATGGAACGCGAAAGGCGTCACCAAGTACCTGCAGAACAACGCCGCGCGAATGGCCCAGGTATTCACGCCTGAGGAAATGGCGCAGTTCCGCAATCTCAATGACGCGGGTCACATCCTCGCGAAAGACCAAAGCTATCCCGGAGCTGCGGTGCAGGGACACAACCTAGTCACGCAAGGTGTGGCAACGGGGCTTCCTGCTTTCGGAGCCGCAGTAGGCGGGTTTGTCGCCGGACCTCCTGGAGCTGCGGTAGGTAGTGTGGCTGGGCGTATGGCAGGCAGTTCTGTCGAAAACGCCGCCGCGATGAAAGCGGTGAAGAACCGAACTGTGAAGCTGTCGGACCTACTTGAGGCGGGGAAGTGAGCCTTGCCTCTTGTCCTGCTCTTCTCGCTCCCTTTTCAGCCGGAAGTATTCCGCTCGTGAGATGTGCGGAGGCTCCTTGCGTTCAGGCGTGTTCTTGTCTAGCCAATAGAGCAAGACGAAAAGAATGAAGAGTTCCACCAGAGCCCCTAGGTAGGTCGGCTCCCAATTATCCACCAAGCCCGCCACGAGCGGGCTTTTTCATTTCTGGAAGACCACGGATGACAACCGCGCTTTCTCCTCTTCCGCTGCAGCGGTATTTCGATACGAACGGCGTACCTCTGACAGGTGGGCAGCTTTACACCTATCTGGCAGGGACGAACACCCCGGCAGCGACGTACACGGATTCCACGGGGTCTACCCCGAACACGAACCCGATCATCTTGGATGCTTACGGTCAGGCGAACGTCTGGCTCGATCCGGCCGTCACCTACAAGTTCATCCTGAAAACGTCCGTGGCCTCGGGTGGGTCACTTCTGTGGACGGTGGACAACATCATTGGCCCCGCCAGTGCTCCCGACATTCAAACGGGCCGACTGCTCTATCTCACCCCCGTCACTGGGACAAACACACTCACCGCGACAGCCCCTCTGCTGACTTCGTACACCACGGGACAGGTGTTCAGGTTCATCGCACCTGCCTCGAATACTGGAGCGGTGACGCTGAATATCAACGCGATTGGCGCGAAGGCTGTCACCAAGCTAGGCAGCACGCCCCTTGGAGCTGGGGACATCCTCAGCGGACAGACCGTCGAAGTGATGTACGACGGAACCCAATTCCAGCTCACGGGTTCCCGAATGACGAGTACGACTCTTGTCACTGCATCGGGGGCAACGGTCGATTTCACCGGGATTCCGAGCTGGGCTCGCAAGATCACGCTGATGTTCGACGGCATCAGCTTCACCGGGACTGATTCCCTGCTCCTGCAAATCGGCGGCTCAGGAGGTATCGAAAACACCGGCTATGCAACGTCGTTTGCCAGCGTTTCGAATGGCGTCACTCCGAGCGCGGGCGAGCGCACGGACTCGTGGGCTTTGCAACAAAACGCGGCGACCGGTTTGTTTACCGGTCTTGTGACCATCGGATTGCTCGACCCTTCAACGAATAAGTGGGTTGCATCCGGGAACATCGCTCGCGGAGCTGGCCTGCTCAACGTGTTCTCCATTGCAGGGTCTAAAGCACTTGCGACCGCGCTTCAACGTGTTCGACTTTCTGCGTCTGGCACGAACACGTTCGATGCCGGAACCGTGAGCCTCTTGTACGAGTGATGAATCCTAGGCCCGGCTAACCCCCGG